CGTATCAAAAACCTAGCATTTTACCAATAATAGTAGTAGACATTAGATAAATATAGTTGTATATTACGTACTATATGTCTAATATACATTTAGGCACAAACAACATAGGCACAATAAAAGGAGGCTTACATTATGGCATCATTGGCTGAAATAAGAGCGAAGTTAAAATCTCAAGAAGTGAATCGCTCCACTTCATCAACGGGCGGCGACAACGCCATCTACCCACACTGGAACATATCAGAAGGCTCAGAAGCAGTAGTTAGATTCTTACCAGATAAGGATGTTAACAACACTTTCTTCTGGACAGAGAGAAACATGATCAAACTACCATTCGCAGGTATCAAGGGTCAGACTGATTCTCGACCAGTTACTGTACAGGTACCTTGCATGGAGATGTATGGCAAGACTTGTCCAGTGCTTACAGAAGTAAGACCATGGTTCAAAGACAAGAGCATGGAAGACATGGGCAGAAAATATTGGAAAAAGAAAAGTTACATTTTCCAAGGTTTTGTCGTGACTAATCCGTTAGCGGAAGACACAACACCTGAGAATCCAATTAGAAGATTTATAATTGGTCCTCAAATCTTCAACATAATCAGAGGAGCATTGATGGATCCAGAGATGGAAGAAATGCCAACTGACTACGTGAAAGGTGTTGACTTTAGAATTACGAAAACAACTAAAGGTGGATACGCAGACTACTCAACATCGAAATGGTCAAGAAGAGAAAGAGCTCTTGAAGAAGCAGAGAGAGCCGCTATTGAAACAAATGGTTTGTTCAATTTAAATGACTTCAGACCGAAAGAACCAACCGAGGCAGAAGTAAAAATAATAAAAGAATTATTTGAAAAATCTGTCGAAGGAGAGGCTTATGATCTTGAGCAGTATGGTCAGTACTTCAGGCCTGCAGGCGTGGCTTATCAAGGTAAACCACAAACAGCAGTTCCGACAGCATCTGCTCCAGCGGCAACACCGGTGGCAGAAGCGGCACCAACTGCGGCTCCTGTAACTGAATCTGCACCAGCACCACAACCAGCGGCGGCTACGGCTCCTGCAGGTGACAGTGCCAAGAGAGCAGAAGACATCTTGAAGTTGATTAGATCAAGACAAGCAAAATAATCTGACATTTTACCAAGGCCCTAGCATTGACGTTAGGGCCTAGGTATGCTAATATAGATTACAAGGATATAAATTATGACAAAAGTATTTGACGCAACAAAGTTTAGAAAAAGCATTACCAAATCAATCCAGGGACTGGGCATAGGTTTCAGCGACCCAACAGACTGGATATCAACAGGAAATTACGCATTGAACTATTTGATGACAAGTGATTTTAACAAAGGAATTCCCCTAGGCAAGGTGACAGTACTTGCCGGTGAGTCTGGTGCGGGTAAATCTTACATAGCATCAGGCAACATTATTAAGAACGCACAAGACCAAGGCATCTTTGTCATACTGATCGACACAGAGAATGCATTAGATGAACAGTGGTTACAGGCACTAAATGTTGACACGTCTGAAGACAAACTTATGAAACTGAGTATGTCAATGGTCGACGACGTGGCTAAGACTGTGTCAGAGTTCATGAAAGGTTACAAAGAACAACACGCCGACAACAAGGAAGGTGCACCTAAAGTGTTATTTGTAATAGACAGTTTGGGCATGTTGTTGACACCAACAGATGTAAACCAATTCGAAGCAGGTGAGATGAAAGGTGACCTCGGTAGAAAACCCAAGGCACTAACGGCACTCGTGAGAAACTGTGTTAACATGTTTGGTAGTTGGAATGTAGGACTTATAGCGACTAACCACACTTACGCATCACAGGACATGTTTGATCCAGACGATAAAATCTCGGGTGGGCAAGGATTTATCTATGCATCTAGCATAGTTGTCGCAATGAAGAAACTAAAATTAAAAGAGGACGAAAAAGGCAACAAGGTAAGCGATGTGAGAGGTATCAGAGCGGCATGTAAGGTAATGAAAACAAGATATGCCAAACCGTTTGAGGGTGTGCAAGTTAAGATTCCTTATGACACAGGCATGGACCCATATAGCGGACTCGTAGATTTGTTTGAGAAAAAAGGCATACTTGTACAGCAGGGTAATAGGCTCAAGTACGTTGATTCTAAAGGCAAAGAACACATAGAATTTAGAAAAGCATGGGTCGGAGATAAATTAGATATGATAATGGCAGAGTTCAAAGAATCTGCACCCAAAGAAGTAGAGGAAGAAGTAAAAGAGTAATGATCGACTTTACACACGAAGACATAGAAAGACTATGGGACTCTGTAGTACATTATGTACCGGAGCGACAAAAACTGGACATGGCAATAGACTTCATAAAAAGTTTAGAAGATATCGGTGTAGACACTGACGAAATAAAAGCGTCGGCCGAATACGATCCTAAATTAGAAGAAGCCATTAATACCGTGTTCGAAGAAGATGAAGAGTCAGACGGATACGGAGATGATGATTAATTGGTACAACGAAGTCAGCAGGAACTTAGACAAAATACCAGACTGCATAGCATATTTTGATAAAGAATTACTAGAAGCAAAAAAGCAGTGCAAAATATACGGTAACCTCGAACGAGCAAGTGCGGCACTGCCAGGTATCGTGGAAGAACGATTCGGACAACTACAACAACTTGAAGCAATACTAGAATATCTCAACATAGAGTTGCGTAGATTAAGATCTAAGACATTCAGAAAATATTTAGAAAACTACAACAGAGCATTATCAAGCAGAGATGCGGAAAAGTATGTTGACGGTGAGGACGATGTTGTTGACATGGATAAAATTATTAATGACTTTGCTTTGATAAGAAATCAATGGCTAGGCATCACCAAAGGACTGGATCAGAAACAATGGCAGATCACAAACATTGTAAAATTGAGGGTCGCGGGTATGGAAGATGCAGACATCAAATAGAATAATACTGACAGACGTAGACGGCGTCCTACTGGAATGGGAGAAACATTTCACGGACTGGATGTTGCAACGTTCTTACTATAACGATAATGAACGTGTGTATCCATATAAATTATTACCAAACAAACAAAACACGTATGAGATGGCCGAAAGGTTTGGCCTTACCATACCAGAAATACGAAAAGAAATTAGAGAATTTAATAAAAGTGCATGGATGGCCACACAATGTCCTATGGAAGATTCGCAGACATGGGTAAAACTTTTAGCGGCAGAGGGTTGGACATTTATACCAATAACATCACAAACATCTGACATACCGGCTCAGTTAGTAAGAAAGAAAAGACTTGGTGAACTGTTCGGTGATCATATATTCAAGAATTATCATATTTTAGACACTGGTGCTGATAAAGATTCTGCTCTAGCCGAATTTCATGGTACCGGACTATATTGGGTGGAAGACAAGCCAAATAACGCTGTAGCCGGGCTCAAATACGGTTTAAAGCCTATATTAATAGACCATCCATACAATCGAGATTTTGATCACCCTGATATAATCCGTGTAAATAATTGGAAACAAATACACCAAATATTATCTAGATGAAAATTTACGTAGGCTGGGACTCCAGAGAAGACATAGCATATCAAGTCTGTGAACACTCTATAAAACGTAGGGATCCTTCTGCGGAAGTTATTGCTCTCAAACAAAATGACATGAGAGCTCAAGGAATTTACACACGAGAAAGAGATAAACTTGCCTCAACTGAATTTACGTTCACTAGGTTTTTTGTTCCTTATTTGAATGACTTCAAAGGATGGGCAGTATTCTGTGATTGTGACTTCTTGTGGAAGATCCCAAGTCATATGTTGACCAAGTATATGGATCCAAGTAAAGCAGTGGTTTGTGTTCAGCATGATTACACACCAAAGGAAACTACAAAAATGGATGGCCAAGTGCAAACAGTATACCCGAGAAAAAATTGGAGTAGCATGGTGCTTTGGAACTGCGGACATGAAAAGAATAAGATACTTACACCAGAATTCCTAAATAACCAAACACCAAAATTCCTACACAGATTCAGTTGGCTCGAAGATTCAGAAATTGGTGACCTACCCCATCATTACAACTGGCTAGTTGGCTGGTATAGGGAACCTGAGGACGGATCACCAAAGATATTACACTACACAGAAGGTGGACCATGGTTCGATGGATACAGGCATTGTGATTACTCAGACGATTGGAAGAAGGAAGCAATCAATCTCTTCAGTGCATAATGGACTGGAACAAACTAAAACCTCAGAACTATCATACAGAACCAGTAGAACACGTGCTGGTTACCAACCTTATACAACTTAATGATTATGACAAGTTATATGAGAATCAAAATAACACCAGTCATTATCTATGGAAAGAATTTTGTGAGAAACACAAAACGCAGGCTGTTTTACATGAAAATTTTGACAAACTAGATTTGTCCCAAGACATAATTTGCCTTTGGTTTTTCAAGGAACGGAGTGACGGCACCTCCGCCTATGTACACCTGGCGGGGAAACAAATAAAGTACAATCCTAATGTGTTATTAGTCACAAAATGTAAAACTATTAAATTTTTCCATAGCACAAGAAAATATATAAGGAGCCCAGTTTTTCAGATGCAGATGGATCATGACACTTATAACAGTATCGTACGTAAATTTCAAAAATAGATTTTATCTATTTGTTCAACGTTTTCTTTTTTCTCAATTATTTCACTGTTGTTGAACCCAAGTTGAAACATATATTCATCCATTTCGTTTTCAGAAGGCATGTCAGGAAAGTTTTTATCTTTGAATAAGTTTACTTCTTGTATAACATATTTTGCACGTGTGAAGATATCTGGAGCACCTTGCATTACCATTATTTCAGCACCTTGCACATCTTGTTTAATCAAATCGTACTGAGCATCCTTACCAACCAACATGTCCAATGTTGTCATCTTTCTCGTCTCATAATTTTTGAATATTCCAAACAATGTTGAGCCCTTAGTGTATGTGACCTTCTTTTTGCTTCCCTTATCAATTTCTCTCAGATACATCTTTACATCTCGATTGCTATCACCCAGTACCGCGATATGATAATCCGAGGTTATTTCTTTTAACCTTTTCTCGTGCTTAGGACCTGCTTCTATGCAAGTGTAGTGTGCGTCTGGCCAAATCTCCTTGACATTTTTAGTCCAAAATCCATTCCAAGCGCCAATATCTAATATTCTCGCAGGAGTGAATTTTTTCTCAACTTTTAATTTTTCCAAATATTTGTACATCATGCCTTTCTGTAAACAATGTCTGGCCAAGTTTTGATTAGTATGTCAAAGCCTATGCTTTCTAAATATTTTTCAATACGTGTATTGCTACTGCCATATTTTTTACTGTTGTTGTTCAACTCTATCATTAGACACTCAACATTTTCTAACATTTTTTCAGCACCCTTTAACACTTCCATTTCAAGTCCTTCGACGTCTATTTTTATCATGTCTACATCTGAAATGTTCAATGTATCTAACTTCGATATTACGGTATCTCCTTTCTCTAACAAGACCCTAGTGTTTTGCGTAGCAGTTTCATTCGTAAGTTTTATCTTACCGTCTTGATTACCTATTGCATGGTTGAATAATTTCACGTGTTCGTAATGTCCAACGTTCTTAATCAAACATTCGAAATGTGTCTTATTAGGCTCATAACAAAATATTTGATCAGCATACTTCTGCATTGCCATTGACCAAGTTCCGCACCATGCCCCTATGTCAAGTACCATTTTGAACTTCTTGTCATTCCGATCACACCACCGCAAAAATTGTTTTAGACATTTATCCTGCATGTGAGGGTACCCTTTTTCGCGCCATTGATCTATCTGTGCATCAGACGATGGAACCCATAAGCCGTCCGATAACTGTTCTATCATAGCAGTCCCTTGTCCATTAGTATTTCCACAGCAGTGCCATTTTCAAACTCTTCAGGTGTGAACTGTTGATATGCCAGACTATACAACCAAGGTTCAGGTCCGCCGTAGTAAGGATTCTCGATGTCTGAAAGTTCTACATTTCCAACGTCTACAGCAAAACTTTTATTATCACAAAAAACAGGAATGCCTTCACATATGGCTTCCACCGCGGCGATCGAACAACTTGTGACAACGCACCATGCTTCTTTGAGATCCTCGGATAGGGGTACCTTTGCCTCACTCGGTCCTGATGTACCCCTGCCCCTAGGCTTGTGTCGAAGTTTGATAGGTCTGTCCGTGTATCTTTTAATCTGTTCGATGATGTCGTTAGTCCAATTTGGCTTGTCTAAATAACTGTTGACCCCGGGAGAACTAGGACAAACTAATATATGTTTGCCAGCGAAATTTGGTGCTTTGATCTTTATTCCAAACTTCTCAAATCTGTCTGCTCTACAGTCTTTTATGTACGAAACATGAATTGAATTCTTGCAGATTCGCCAGTAATGATTATCAGGTTTAAGATTGTTGTTATCGAATCTACCGAAATATGGAGTGTCAGCAAACCAGAAAGAATGATTACGTGCTTCCAATTTCTTGACCATATCTAGGTTGTTGTTTACAAATCCCCAAAACATACTGTTACTGACAGGCTCCGATTCAACCGCATTGTCAAGCGTCGTGATCTGATCTGGCCATGACTGTTCTACACCTTTGAACACTTCCCAGGCTTTACTTTTTACGTTACTAAATGGTGCGTAGATTGTTAGCATCAATATAATCTTTCAACTTTTCTGCCCACTGTTTGTGTCCCTCTGCAGATGGATGAGGGTCAGTTGGACTGACGATTAATTTTTTGTCAGAAACAAATTCAAGGTGGCTTACATTTGGACTAAAAAATCTATCCATGTTGATTGCATTCCTAATCACATGAAAGTCCTCTGTGCCATTTCCAAAATCGTTAGGCAAAGAATTGTACATCACATAAGGTATTCGCTTACGTTCAAAGTAGTTCTGTAAATCAAAAACATTATCAAGAAAATTCATAGTAAGATTGTTTTCTATGTCCCACCCCTTATGACTTCGTATGAAACTTACATTATCCAATGTCTTCCACGTACGCCAGGTGAGTTCGGAACCTGGTATGCGTCCTTTCTTCCATCCATCATCTGTTATGTAATCGTTCCTGACAGCACTGGACCATCCTATAACTGCAAAAATATCTTTGTCATTGTTTTGTTCTACCCAGACTTTGGTGGAAAATCCTATCCTTGTGTTTCCCCTACCTCCCATCGCCAAGTTTGCTAGATCCATTTTGTAATTGTCCGCAATTATTTTTGTGGTAAATGTGTCAACACCGTCTTTGGGTCGAGGTGTTAGAAAACTGCATCCATTTGAAAATAATATCATGATCGTGTATTATAACATAATTATTAATAAAATGCCAGTCAAAAATATATCCTCGCTAAAGTATTTCCTCGATCGTTGGGAGATGGTCGATCCAGAGTACAACTATACTGTTCCTTATCATGAATCTATCAATCCACACTTCACTAGTTTACCAACATTTGTAGCGGAGTTTCATAACTGCAAGGTACATACCTGTCCTTTACTACTAACAAGGGAAAACAAACTAATAACAGAACATGTATGGAAACTAACACACAAGAGCAGGCACAAACCACACAAAAGTCATAAACTTTGGACAGACTGGGACACAAAAATTGATATGGAACTACCACCAGTGAAAGAATCATTTAACGAGACACACACATATGTTTGGTTGCCTGTGGACGAGGACAGTCTAGCAAATCCGTGGCATATATGGATAGATGTGATATCAAAATTTAGATTGATAGAAAAAAGGTGGTCAACAAATTTCAACAGATATTGTTACATAATGGCCAATCATAGTCCTTATTTTGAAAAAGTTTGTAAGTCTCTATTTCCTGACGTCAAGATTGTTGTCATGCCCAAGGGAGAGACATGGCAGTTCAAACATTTGATTGTGCCAAGCATGAGCAACGTCAGAGACGGGATAATAACACCGCCATTGGCTCCATGGCTTAGACATTTCAAAGGCCTTAAAAACTTGAAAGGAGTAAAGCCTAACAGGAAGATTGTGGTGCTCAGACCGGGGGCAACATCAAGGAAACTAGTCAATTCAGACGAATTACTTTTGAAGTTAAAGGGGTGGGAAACTGTAGTGCTAGAAAAATTATCTATCAAAGATCAAATGAAAACATTTGCCGAGGCTTCGCATGTATTGGCGGCACACGGCGCTGGCTTGACAAACTTGTTATGGTGTCAACCAGGCACAAAGGTGATTGAAATACAGGATAAAAATATGATACACAAGAAAGTTTATCCATTGCTATCACATCATTTAGGTTTAGACCATAAGTTATACCTGGCAGATGTGGTGCCAATAGAAAGAGAAAAAGGTGCCAAACCCAAAGGTATTAAAAGATTCAGTGACATGATAAACTTTAAAATAAACATACCCGACATAATGGAGCACTTAGAATGACAGTTTCAGTGCTACAAAAGACGCCAACGTTGCTAATGGATCCTTATCCACATGTTATAATAGAAAATGCGTTACCTGAAGATGTATATGCGAGGCTAGAAAAAGAATGGCCCACGCAACAACTTCTATCCACTGAACCGTTTGATGACGGCATATGTTTCAGACTCAAATCAGATCAGATGTTGAAAAAAGATGTGGTGTCAGATGCATGGAGGGAGTTCGCCGAATATCATACGTCAGCATCATTTTACAAGGAAGTGAAAAATATATTTGGTGATCTGATGCCTAATGTGGCTGACATCGACCAAACAATAAGTCCGCGAGGATGGGACAAAGGTGGAGACAAGATAGGCAGTGATTGCCAAACGGTAATGCACAAACCTGTTGACTTTAGTTCGAGAACTCCACACATCGACAATCCAAGGGAAATATATGCAGGACTCCTTTACATGCCATACGATGATGACAAGAGCACCGGAGGCGACTTCCAGTTGCACAAACAACAGGCACAGATAACCGAAGTAAACAAAAACGGTGGCAGAGCAGTGGGAGATAAGGCTGGAGACATAGTAAAGACTGTGCCATACAAACGAAACACTTTTGTTATGTTTTGCAACAATTCTACTAACACTATCCATAGTGTGTCTGCTCGAAGCAATGCTGTTAGACACAGAAGGAGCGTCAACATCATTGCAGAATTTAACAAGATTGCAAAACGTTCAATGTTTGCTGTGAAGGAAACAAGGAAGTGAACATAGCAGGTATTCATACAACCAAACCACGAACACAAAGATACGTTGAAGCCTTTGTCAAAGGCACACCGGGACCAAGCAAAATATATCAGTTCAGAGATCTTAGACATCTGCCAAACGAGAATCTGACCATGTATGGAATACTGGCTGGATCCGGAGAAGTTTATAAGTGGTGTATCAAAGAGGCAAAAGATTTTTATTTTATGGACCATGGGTATTTCACTAACGCCCATGATAGTCCGCATTGGTTGAGAATAACAAAAAACAAACACTGCCAAAACGTTCTACAAGATAGGCCAGCGGACAGGTATGAAAAAAATTTCAAGCAGGATATAAAACCATGGAAGAAACATGGCTCTAAGATCTTAGTATTGCCTCCCACCAACGCAATAGCAAACTTTTTTGGTGTAGAAGATTGGTTAGATACTACTCTGAAAACTTTACAAGCAAACACAGACAGAGATATTGTAGTAAGAGAAAAACCTTATAATCCGACAGTGGCCATAGATCATGTTGGGGCAACAGTAAAAATAGACAAGCCAACAAAAAATCAAGGAAGGATCAATTGGAGTGATTACTATGCAATGGTAACATACAATTCAAATACTATGATAGCCAGTCTCGCTGAAGGAATTCCGGTATTTTGTGACCCGCGGAATTCGGCGGCGGCTCCTATATCAGAGACAGACTTTACTAAAATTGAAACACCTAAATATGGTGATAGAGTTGCATTGTTTTCAAGTCTAGCGTATAATAATTGGACAATGAACGAAATGGCAGACGGCACGGCATGGAGAATGATTAATGAAAGTTGAGATATTTAGAAGAACTGTAAAAGATCGTAGGCGTGGTAATAGTTATGAATTGTTGTATCATCTTAAAGAAGGCATAGAAGCCGCAGGCGATGAAGCAGTAATAGTGAATGAAAACAGGTCTGGCCCTACTGTGGAAGGCGAAATGATACCTACTGCTCCAATGGCCGCGATGTTTGGATATGGTGGTGATAAACAGATGCATCACACTAAAGGTAGGAGAAGAGAACTTGCCGACAACTGTAGAGCTAAAAAGATTCCTTTGATAACTTTTGACGGCGGATTACTTTCTAGTTTTGGCAATGTTTCTACATCGCCAGATCACCATTTTAGAGTGTCGCTGTATACTCCAATGAACGACGGCAATTTCCTTTCTGACAACAGTCCAAGCGATCGTTGGGAAATGCTGGTCAAAAAATTTAATGTGAAATATGAACCATGGAGGAAGTCCAATCCGGCAGATCCTATAATATTTGTTATGCAACCTAAAGACAATTGGAGCATGAACGAATTGGATCCCATAGATTGGTTTAAAGGAGTTTATGAGAAATTAAGACCTATTACAAATAGGAAATTTATAGTAAGGCCGCACCCTAATAATGTGTCGAACATACTTGAAAGGAAGAACGAATTTCCGAGTGACGTTGAGATACAGTACACAAAAAAAGATTTTGTTGGTGACGAGAAAAAGTATTATAGATTTCATTTCCAGGACGTTATAACTAATTGTCATGCTGTTGTTACTCACAATTCTACTGCCAGCGTCGACTCTTGTGTTCGTGGAATCCCTACCTTTGTTACCTCAGATCTTGCACTTTGTTGGCCAGTAGCGAACAAAGATCTTACTAAAATAGAATCTCCGGACTACCCAGACCGTACTCAGTGGGTCAACGATTTGGGCTACAAATTATGGAGTATCAAAGAGATAAGAGACGGCACAGTCTATAAAAGATTCAAATCTAAACTAGGATTGTAAACGTATGTGTGGGATATACGGGATTACTGCTAGTGACCAACACTTCATTAATGACTATATGAATATCTGTAAGCATAGAGGACCAGACGGTGGATCAAAAATTGAAATTGTAAATAAAAAATCCGGAAACACTGTTACATTAGGTCATAATCTTTTGAGTATCATGGCAGAACCTACCAAGTCCTATCAACCATGGAGGACACCAAAAGGCAACACTTTGATCTATAACGGAGAAATATTCAATTACTTTGAACTGAAAGAAAAATATCCTGCATTCAAAGATACCACAGGATGTGACACTGAACTACTTGCCTGGGGACTAGATAAATTTGGCCTAAAGTTTATTGACGAGATAGACTCAATGCATGGCTTTGCCTACTACGAACCAGACAAAGATAAGATTACTCTGAGCAGAGACCACGCCGGTATAAAACCATTGTACTACGCTGAGATCGAAGAAGGACTGGTTTTTGGATCAGAAGTGAAAGGAATGTTGGACAAAGTGCCTGGCTCAAGAAAGTTAGATAATCTCGCGGCAAGTTTCCAAAGTAGGACAGGACTCAACCCTTTACGTAACACGCTGTTCAGTGGCATAAAAAAATTATTGCCTGGTGAAACAATAGTGTGGGACATAGCAAATAAAAAAATATGTGATACAAAACGAATTTACATCAAACCGAATTCTAATATCAAATTTGATCCTGATGAGTTTAGAAAGCAACTTGCAGATGCAGTCAAACGCTGTTCTATCGGTAGAAGGAAAATAGGAGTGTTCTTGAGCGGCGGACTGGATTCTAGTGTAGTTGCCTACGAGCTCAGTAAAATTAAAGACGAAGTTTATACATTCACAAACAAATTTACTCCTGAAGTGGAAAGTGATGAGGATTTCAACAGCGATGCAAAAGCGGCCAAAATACTAGCAGAACAGAATAAATTTATACACTCTGAAGTCGAGATCACTCCTAAAATTTTTAAGGAATCCTGGAATGACTCGGTGTACTATGGAGAACAACCGTTATACACAGCCAACTCCTCACTTTACTGCTATACAAATAAATTTTTAGCAGAACAGGGTGTGGTTGTTACAATGTCCGGAGACATGGGAGATGAGATACTGGCAGGGTATGTAAAATACAAACACATGTTGCAGGGTCGCATAAGACTTAATTCTTGGTCCGAGGTGCTTACGCATTGGCTTAATAGAATAAAAAGACCTGTGCCTTTGACTGACAACATACTCTCTGATAAAGTGCTCCTTGAAGAATTCAGTAAATGTTATTCGGACGAATTATGGAACAAGGATGATCCAACAGCGTCTTACATGGCGCTGGACTGTGTCACTCAGGTTCCCACCGAATTTTTCAGTAGAAATGATACCTATGGAATGGCCTACAGCATGGAAGGTAGATTTCCACTCGCGTCTAAATTTTTTATGCAATACTGCTTGAACATTCCGACCAAATACAAAATAGGATCCAGAGATGCGGACACCAAGATGTTGACAAAGATTTCATACAAAAAATTATTGCCGCAACAAATCATCAAAAAAGAGAAGACAGGATGGACTGTTCCTATAGGATACTGGTTAAAAACAAACATCGATCAAGACCTAACAAATTTTTACACACAGAGTGTTGGCGAACAAAATAAAATGAACACTATCACAATTAATGCAAAGGTTGGTAAGAGCATTATACCCGCATGGGCATATAAAAGTTGGAAGGAAAAATACGACATTAAATATTGATCATGAGTAGTCTAGCAGTAGTGACAACATTTCCACCAAACAGGTGGACGGCATATGCAAAAAGAATGATCGAAAGCCATGTCAAATATTGGCCAGATGATGTAATGCTCCATGCATACTATGAAGGTGCCAGACCAGATTTCAATAACGCAAAGGTAAAATTCATTAATATCGAAGAAGCAAATCCTGAACTTGTAAAATTTAAACAAAGACACAAAAACGATCCCGTGGCAAATGGAGAAACTACAGAGATACCCGGTGGCGTAAGACGTGTTGCTGGGGCAGGCGACAAAGATAGAAACAAAGGATCATTCCTTTGGGACGCAGTGAGATTTTCACACAAGACATTTGCCGTAGACCATGCAATCAAGAATATAGATGCTGACTATGTGCTATGGCTCGATGCAGACACATACACGTTCAGACACATCACAAAGCAGTTTGTTTTGGATCTGTTGCCAGGTGACAAATTAGTAAACTACCTAGGCCGAGTGACCTATCCTGAATGTGGGTGGGTATGCTACAACAAAAGACATCCAAAGATACAACAATTCATGAAGTACTGGACAGACCTATACATAAATGACACAATCTTCCAGGAGTTGGAATGGCATGACAGTTATTTGTTTTGGCAGTGTGTCAAAAGGATAGCACCTAATGACGGAGTAGATATTGGTAAGGGAGCAGGCGTAGAAGGTCTTCATGTATTCATCAACAGTGTGCTAGGTGATTATATAGACCACATGAAGGGCAAAAGAAAAATTAAAGGCAAAAGTTCTCGTTCTGATCTGAGAACCAAGAAGAATCAGGAATATTGGAAAAATGTTGAGAGCTATGATCCATTTGGTGGTGTAAAATTTGATGTGAAACAGGCGGAAGATATAGTCAGCAAAGTCGCAAAAGGCAAACAAGGAAACTAATGAACGTAGAAATATGGCCAGCACATGGCCCACTTAATTCGAAAGATGTGTTCGCTAAATTTATAAAATCTTTACATAGATCGGGCGAACAAGTTTATGAGAATGTGGCAGTCCCCAATGCAGACGTGGCAGTAATATGGAGTGTGCTTTGGCAAGGGAGAATGCGTAACTACAAAGAAATATGGGACAGATATAGAAAAGCAAACAAGCCTGTGATTGTAATCGAAGTAGGTGGCATCAAGAGAAACGAAACTTGGAAGATTGGCATCAATGGGGTAAACAGAGAAGCCGATTTTGGAAATCAAATAGTGGACGATCAAAGATGGAAAAAATTCAACATAGAACTTAAACCATGGAAGCAGACAGGTGACAACATTATAATCTGTGGACAACATCACAGCAGTCATCAATGGCGCAACAATCCGCCAATGTCAGAATGGTTCGATAACCAGATAGTTGAAATAAGAAAATATACTGACAAGCCAATTATTATTAGGCCTCATCCTAGAAATCATATCAGGATGGATGTAAACAAATATAAAAATGTCAAAATAGTCGGACCTCGCAGAGACACCAACACCTATGATGATACTGATCTTACTGAACGTCTGAAGTCAGCATGGGCACTGGTAAATCACTCCAGCAACCCTGCCATGACAGCGGCCATGCACGGCATACCGGTCTACGTATCGGAATCCAGTCTGAGCTATGACATTGCCAACACAAATTACAATAATATTGAAAATCCAAAAATGCCAGACAGGCAACAATGGGTAAACAAACTGGCATTTACTGAGTGGTGGCCAGATGAAATAGAACAAGGAACCCCGTGGCAGAGAATAAAAAAGAGGCTCGAGGAGAAATATTAATGGGAACATTTCGCGTGAATAAAAGGAACGAAGTTCTACCAATAGAGTTTGAGACATACAAAGGCGAGGAGATAATCGTCAATACAATTATACGTAATGGAAAACGTATTCATGAAAAAGAATTTTATGAAGATAAGGTCCAAGCAGTACCGAGGGGCAACGCCTACTGTATCGGAAACGGCCCTTCACGAAAAGGTTTTGACCTTAACAGATTAAAGCCGCACGGTCAGACGTATGGATGTAATGCTCTTTATAGAGATTTCATGCCTGACTTTATTTTTAGTGTTGATGCAAAAATGACGGCACAGATGTGTCTAGATAAAGTTGGTAGAAAAACAATTCATTACGCACCTTCTTTAGAAGTAAACCGGAGACATGCCAAAGGTATGATACACCTCATACCAAACAACCCACACTGGATATCAGGCAACCAAGCATTCTGGACAGCGGGTGTCCACGGACACAAAAACATATACCTAATCGGTTATGACTTCAGAGAATACGGAAAAGGAAAACTTAATAACATATATCAGGATACGTTAATTTATGGTGAACGCAACGGCGACACTGTGTTTGATGGATGGCTAAAACAGTTCCGTGACATGATTAAGATGCGACCTTACATTAATTTTACAGTTGTACATGACGATCCGCCCCATTACTTTCATTATCTCCAGACAGGAACCGATTTAGGAAACACCCGGGTTATAAGTTATTCAGATCTGGATGAGGAACTAACACCTAGATAGATTTAGTCCCGCTGATTTAAATTTGCCTTTCCAAGCAAAGAAGTTAGCATTATGGTTTGAATACGGATCTTTCATCCAAGTCATTTGGTATAGGTGTACCATTTCATGAGCAAGTGTTTCTATAAAATCTTTCCATTTAGGAAACTTGCAGTGTAATTCTATATAGTATTCTACTTCGATATGATATGGTATGACTCGTTGATCAAATTTACCTTTTGGTGTTTTTCTATTGTCCCAATTGGCCACGCATCTGCCCCAATCCTTGTGCAACTTTTTTATATGTAAAGGCACTCTTGGTAATCTACCATTGAACAATCCTCTGTTGATGACATTGAACCAGTGATAGCATTGTTGTTCTGTTGGTTTAAATCCAGCAATATTTTTATGTCTAGTCAGAGTGTTTTCCAACTTAATTTTCAGTTGCTTACGTACATTCACACTTTTATTTTTGTACCTTTTCATGGTTGACTATATTACCAATTATGCTATAATATACTAATAATTATCTAAAATACCATGACTGATATGCACACAGATTTGCCAAAAACAATTAACGAAGCACTAAAAATACTAGCCTATAATGATTATTTTTGGGCAAATTCATCAATGATAGGAAATACAGCCATAATCAAGCCACACCCCAAAGATCATGAGACAGTGAGATCGCTCGCAGAAGCACAATATCCATGGACAGAGAAACAGGGTAAATTAGCCTTGGTAATACTGAAAAGATACCTTACCAAGTTCCAGACACACGGCATGGACATTAAAAAACTATTAGACAATCCTGTTTACGAAGACGAGTTTCGTGTGATAAGTCACCATAAAAGTATTGAGAAGTACACAGATGACAACAATGTGGAGAAAATAGAAATGAAATTTCCATACCACAAAAAAGTCATCCAACTTATAAGATGTCTCAAAGATAAACGTGACATGCCTGCCGGATATTGTCAGTATGATGGTGAAGCAAAAAAATGGACTTTCCTACATAGCGATGTCACTGCCTACTATCTAACATTGATCGCTGTTAGATACGATTTTAAATTCAGTGACGACAGACTTTTAAATGACTATGAAGCAGTCAAACAGGAGATAATAGGTCACAAGCAACCAACAGCACGATTGATTGGCGGTGAGGTTGTTTTAGAGAATGCTCCTGAATCGCTACAAGAGTATTGGAACAAACACTTAAAAAATAAAAATGCTTTGAATCAAGTTGATTCGCTTAAAAATTTTAATATTTCAACCACTGGTATAAACATTCCATCGGCAACAAGAGTAGGAAAAAGTATAGCACATAAAAATCATCACAAGTTATGGATCGATAGCAAGAGTTACACAAAGCGAGAAGTTGTAAGTGGCATAGTGGAACTTGACTGTTTTCCGTTGCTTGTTCCAGTAAGTGGTGACATTCACATGGAGGAAGATGTAAAAACTTTTTGGGAATGGTTGAATTGCTTCAAAGAAAACGGGATAGATATTTTGAATGACTGTTCATGGGGGTTCGATGTTAAAGAACCAATCTACAAAAAGGACATAGACAAATTCACAAATGAAAGACACTGGTTAGTAGACAACCAAAAACCTCACGAATTTTTCCAGAACCTTTACGAATTACATCAAATGAGTAAACAGTTCAAGTTGATAACTGATAATACCAAAATTATATTTGTAAGAAATAGAATACCGAGGGCGTTGATTAAAAGTAATATAAAACCAAAGGCTTCGTTGATTGCCGTTGGTGGTGGCTATTATTCAACAGGCACAGACAATCTTAAAAGACTTCTTGAAAATCTTCCAAAAAAGTTGTATTATAGTGATCATCAGCCGAGTAGTTGGGATTGGCATGATCATATTATAAGAAAACTTTAGAATGAGCAGTTGTAAATTAGTAATTAAAGACGAAGTAAATGTGAAGTTCGAGAACTTATCTCTTGAATGGAGGAAGCGTCTTTCAAATAAATTCAAATACGAAATACCATATGCAAGACATCTCCCAGCAGTCAAACTTGGAAGATGGGATGGAAAAGTTTCTTTTTTTGGATTAGGCGGAACAACGTATCTAAATTTAGTAGATCAAATTATTCCAATACTTGACGAAGGTGGAGTTTACATAGATGTAGTCGACCATAGGATCAAACACGATTTTGAATTCAAAGCGGTGGATAAGAATTATCTGTCTCACATCACTTGGCCGGACAATCATCCAGCGGCGGGACAGCCAATCATATTACGAGATTATCAAGTTGAAACATTAAACAAATTTATCGAGAACCCACAAAGCATACAAGAGATCGCCACTGGTGCAGGTAAGACCATTATTACAGCGGCACTGTGCCAATTGGTCGAGCCATACGGCAGGACCATCACTATTGTACCTAACAAAAGTCTAGTTACCCAGACCGAGGAGGACTTCCTTGCTTGTAATCTTGACACTGGTGTGTACTACGGAGACAGGAAAGAAGTTGGCAGATATAACACAATAGCAACCTGGCAGAGTTTGAATGTGCTAGAAAAGAAAGCGAAAAATGAACATAGCACAGAATTCAAAGAGTTCTGTGATGGCATTCAAACTGTGATTATAGACGAGGTACATATGGCAAAAGCGGATGTGTTGAAAAGATTACTCACTGGGCCATTTGCACATTGTGGAATACGTTGGGGACTTACAGGCACAGTGCCAAAGGCCGACTATGAATTTATGGGCTTGAAATGTAGCATAGGAGAAGTTGCAAACAGAATACAGGCGAGTGAACTACAAGACAAAGGTGTACTTGCCAACTGTCACGTCAACGTAATACAAACACAAGATCATCCGCAATTCAAAACATACAGTGAAGAGCTGAAATGGCTGACTACGGATACAACAAGAATGACCTGGGTGGCAAACACAATAAAAGATATTGCAACATCAGGAAATACTTTGATACTTGTTGACAGAATCTCTGCAGGTGAATTACTTGAGAAAAAAATCCCAGGTTCGGTATTTGTATCAGGATCAACTAAAAACATGGATAGAAAGGAACAGTATGATGAAATATCTACTTCAACAAATAAAGTTATTATTGCCACATATGGAGTTGCCGCTGTTGGCATTAATATTCCTAGGATTTTTAATCTTGTTCTCATAGAACCAGGCAAGTCGTTTGTTCGGGTAATTCAAAGCATAGGACGAGGTATCAGGAAAGCCGAAGACAAAGACAGCGTACAGATATGGGACATTACCAGCAGTTGCAAGTTTGCAAAAAGACATTTGGGTGCTAGGAAAAAGTTTTACAAAGAAGCAAATTATCCGTATAATATAGAAAAGATAAATTATGAAAATCCTTACACTAGACGATAGAGCATACACACTAGAAAAGATACCGGAATGGGTCGATGAAAAGTTGAGGTTCGCTGTGCTGGACAACTCGGATCCAAACAACCCTGATTTCTTTTACATACCTCTAATATTTTTAGAAAGTTTCAATGCCCCTGCGGCAGTGTTGGAAATAGGACCACACAAAATAAAAATGCCATTGGACTGGAAGATGCTGATAGGTGAGGCAGGCCAATCTGAAATGCATGTGTTACCGATAACAAGTTTAAACGACAGAGGGTTCGATGCATTTACATTCAACCCATTGTCAAGTTCAAAGCCGGACTTTCATCCAATAGATGTTGTGGATATATACACCGAAGTTAAATGGTACTTTCCAAAAATAAAATCAGGACAGATGTTGGCTGTCCCTCTCAACAATGGGCCTAAACCAATGTGTGCTTATTTTGTTAAGGACATTTCAAGACAATGCGAACAGGTAGATTATGGCTCGGTCTGGTAGAAAATCAATTAAAATAAAAGCACCAATCATGATTACAAATGATAAAATTGCCGTGTGGATGGACCATGGTGAATGGGCCATGGATTTTTTTGACTGGCTGACCAAGAACAAATTGAATAAAAAACTTTCAGGTTTACAACATATGCAAAATAAAATAAAATTAACTTTTGTTACAGCAAAGGACTGTACAATGTTTGGATTGAAATATGCCGGCAGAAAAAAATAGAAAATTTTTTGATCTACGAAACGGACTCAAAGCAGTCGACTTCAGAAACAAGGATTACTTTGACAGGATAGATGATAAGGAGAAATCCTTGTATTCACCTTATATGCTGATGAGATATGTGTCAAGCACATCGGCCAAAGATCCATTCTTTGTGGAACACTACGTTGAGATGGTCAATGAGTGCGTCAACAAACACTGCTTTACACTAGGAAAGCACAAGAAATTACTATGGATACTCACTGCTATGTGTGGATCACTGCAACAGCAATTTCATCCATGGATCAAACCAATGAAACGTGTGCCAAATAAAAGTTTGAAAAAATTACAACAGATCTATCCAACGTGGAAAGAGTCTGATCTGGAAACACTAGACCAGATTATCACTGACAGAGAACTAGAGGAATTAATCGAAGCACATGGCCTCAACGAATAGATGCACTTACTGTGGCAAGGAGTTTGCCAAGGCACGAACACTACAGGTACACTTATGTGAACCAAAGAGAAGATATCTACAGAAAGATGAAAAGTGGGTGGTGAACGCATTTATGGTGTTCCAAAGATTCTATCAGATACATCAACATAATGCAAAGACAAAGACATACGACGAGTTTGTGAAAAGTGCGTACTACAATGCCTTTGTGAAATTTGGTAGATTCATAATGCACATCGACCCCTTGTACCCTGACAAATACATAGATTTTGTTTTGAAATCAAAGATCAAACTCGATCACTGGGCCAGAGATGACCTATATGAAACATATCTTATCGAAGCGTTGAAGACCGAGCCCGTGGAGGCCGCACTACAAAGAAGCATAACAACCATGATGGATTGGGCCACAGAACAGAATGCACAATGGTCAGACTACTTCAGACTTGTTAACACGAACAGGGCAGTCCAACACATACAGCAGGGCAAGATAAGTCCGTGGCTATTGTTAGGTTGCAGTGCAGGCAAAAGGATGTTAAAATCATTTAATGACGAACAATTACAGATGATAGAAAGATTTATTAACCCAAGTTTCTGGCCAAGCAAATTAAAAAGTTATCCAGCGGATCACATGTTGGTGCAGGACACGGCGAGGGAGGCCAAGATTGTCTAAGATAAAATTAGAGGTTGCAGAAAATTTAGATTTCGAAGAAGGTGATTGTGCAATAACAATAAAGAAAGATGGAACAATAGGAAAAGTGATTATGCCAAAAATGAATACAGAAACGTTAAACACAGAGGGATATAAAATGCTTCTCGAAGTTGTTGAACTTTTACAGCCGGGATCCAAAGAAGAATTTCTCAAGCACAACGAAAAAGAAAAAGGGAGCATACACTAATGCCTGATGTTGACATAGACTTTTATGACAGAGACAACACATTGAAGTTGTTCAAACACACACCCGCTTCTATGTCCAAAGACGGTAAGTTTGAAAAACACAAGACCGGCGTGTATTTTCACGCCGTGCCAGAACATCCTGTTACAGGTCATGCATCATTGGATTACAAAGAAGCAGAGGACAGAGGTTACTTCAAGATAGACTGTTTGAATGTCAACATTTACAAGGAAGTCAAATCAGAGCAAGAGCTTGTGGAACTGATGATACAAGAGCCCGACTGGGACATGCTTCAAGATCCAAAAGTTGTTGAAAAACTTTTCCACCTTAACGGACATTACAACATAGTAAGTAAACTCCAGCCAAAGACGATAGAACAACTTGCGGCTGTATTAGCGATAATACGTCCTGCCAAAAGACAGTTGATGTATAAAGAATGGGAAGACATTATGAAAGAAGTGTGGGTTAGGCCAACAGATGGTTCTTATTTCTTCAAGAAATCACACGCTGTTGCATATGCACAGGCCATAGTGGTGCAGATGAATTTGATCAGCAGAGCTAAATATAGTTTTGATGCAACATCAAAAAACTAAAAGAAAAATCCAAAAAAGACGAACCAAAAAATCCACCGCTTCTAAAAAGGATCCATATGGGTACCAGCCAGATAGTCCCTTAACACAACACTATCTTACAACAGGTGCTATACTTCCTGAAAATAAAGAAGATTAGATCGGACGTCTTACCAACTGTATGGTTCTTCTTTTAACCCGTTTCTTTGAAATATCAGATAACTTCACTGTTGGGCCGTGTACTATCTCGATGTCCTTAGAATTCAATGTAACCAGAGTTGACCTAAAATAACGGAACTCACCTTTCAAGAATATGTTGATTGGTAATTTTCTATTGGATTCATGCCACCAGATTTCACCGCATTTCAAAAATCTAACTTTGTCCTGTGGAGAATAAAGTCTACCGTAATCGTAGAAACTTATAACATTGGTATCCTGGTTCTGAACTATGCCTACATATTCTAAATCGCCTTTTCTAATTAGGCTCAGAAATGGGAACTTGTCCCTTAGAGTGTTAAAAATTTCGTTCATTCTATATCTATAAATACTGTTAAATATGTACTATGCAAACAGTTTCAAGGTATTTACTATCGCAATTGGTAATCGCTTACCAAAGCGGTTATCACGGGAGGAATTCAAAGGTGTACGATAGGCGTATCACACTACACAGAGGGGTTACGAATCCTATTACTTTTACGTTCAAAAACGAGGATCAAAAGTCCCAAGACGTATCTAGTAAGACTGTTTCAAGTGGAAATTACTACCAATTAGAGGTTATCGACACAGAATCACAGCAATCAGTGATTACTAAGAACTTAACCATAATTGACGACGGAAGCACTGTTTCAACTAAAGGCCAAGCGAGTTGTGAGATATCAGATGGTGACTTACTAGAGTTGGACGCCAAATTCTACACTTATGCGATTAAAGAAATCAAATCAGATGGAAGCACTTTGGTGACCTACGCAGATACAAGTTACGTTGCTGGAGGTACCATGGAAGTTCTTGATGGTGCGTATGCACAATTCCTACCAAGCACTAGTGTTTCATCCTTTACAGCGTCTGGTGGACCGTTGACATACACAACAGGAAAAATCAATGCCAAGCCAGGACTAAACAACAACAAGGCACTGCACACTATCGCTGTGTACACAAAAAACTTCAGTGGAGCATTAAGAGTGCAAGGAACAATGAGCACATCTCCAGAAGAAACAGATTACTTTGATATTACCATGGAAGGTGCAAGTGGGCCTGCAAATTCATTCACTGATTCAACAACAGTGACCACATTCAACTTCACGGGCGTTTACCAAAACATCCGATTCAGTTGGGGCAACAGTAGTGGTAACACTGGAGTGATTGACAAAATCCTTTACAGACAGTAAAATATAGGGTATGAACCTGATCCAGTCGAATATTCTGACGAGTTTGCCTACGGGCAGAAAGAAGACGCCCAGTGGGTGGATATCATTCAATGCACCATGTTGCGTACACAATGGTGAAACAGCAGACAAGAAAAAACGTGGCGGAATAATGACAAGTGCAGACGGCACTATCAGTTATCACTGTTTCAACTGCGGCTTCAAAGCAAGTTATGTAGTAGGTAGAAAACTTACATTCAAGATGAGACAGTTCATGGGATACATTGGCATACCCGATGACACAATACGTAAATTGGCCATAGAAGCCATGCGTGAAGAAGAAAGTGATGTCAAATATGAAAAGAAAAAATTTGTTACATTTAAGAAAAAAGAATTACCCAAAGACACAAGAACACTGGGCGAATGGCTAGAGGAGTACACAGTGGGCACGATGTCCACAGAACAACAAAACAAAATTGATAATCTGTTGAACTATCTCACAGGTAGAGGCATAGGTCCTGATTGGTATGACTTCATGTATTCATCTAACAAGCACTGGGACACTGACAAAAGACTACTGATTCCATTTTACTGGCGTGGTGATATTGTTGGCTTTACAGGAAGGATGTTTGAACAATCAGACAAAGTAAAATATTACACAGATGTACAACCAGGATATGTGTTCAACATGGACGCACAAGATTGGACAAGGAAATTTGTAATTGTTACAGAAGGGCCGTTCGATGCAATTACCATTTCTGGTGTCAGCATACTCGGATCGGAGATAAATGATACACAGCGAGAGCTCATAGATGGATTGGGCAGGCAAGTTATTGTTGTACCGGATAGAGATGCACCAGGAGAAAAACTGATCAATCAAGCAAAAGAATTTGGATGGAGCGTTGCGTTCCCTGAATGGGAAGACGGAGTCAATGATATAGCAGAGGCGGTACAGAAGTATGGTAGATTATTCACAATACAATCAATATTGAAAACAACTGAAAGCAACAAGTTGAAAATAGATTTGAAAAGGAAAATGTATGGTTAGTTTCCACATCGAACCAACTAGTAAATGCACACTGGAATGTCCTTTATGTGACAGGACATGGTTCTATGAAACGTTCAAGAGACGTAATTTACATGAGATTAACATCGACCACCTTGTTGATTTTGTGGGACCAAATGCAGACATCTATATGTGTGGCAACAACGGTGACCCAATATATCATTCTAAATTTCTCGAGTTGTGCGAAAGACTAAAAGCAAATAATTGTAAAATCTCAATCACAACAAACGGCTCGGCAAAAACTAAAAAATGGTGGCAAAAATTAAATGACATTTTAGATCAGAATGACTTAATTACATTTTCCATAGACGGACTAGAAGATACTAATCACCTATACAGGAAAAATGCAAAATGGAAATCAATTATGGATGCCGTAAATGTTCTACAAAAACGTAGATGTAAAATGAATTGGAAATTCATTGTATTTAAACACAACCAACATCAGATCAAAGACGCTAAAGAACTTTCAACAAAATTACAGTTTGATCATTTTAGTTTAGAACAAAGTGATAGATGGATGGGCAAAAAAGATCTAATGCCGGACAGAGAATTTGTAGACACATATTACCAACATCAACAGCAAGTGCTGATAGATCCAAATTACAGAACGAAGATGCAACCGTTTTGTTTGGTCAACGATAAGCCAAGCAATGATTTATACATAGATGCCGAAGGAGATTTTTATCCATGCTGTTGGCTGGGCACATACAGATACAAATTTAAAAGTGTATTTTCTCCAAAGGGTCAAAAGTTCAACATACAAAATAACACCTTAGATGGTATTTTAGGTGACACCGCAGTGAAAGAGTTTTTCAATTCAACAAAACAATTTACATCTGCTCATAATTGTTGTAAAATAAAGTGTGGAGTAAAAAATGGATAACAAAGACTTGAAAGAACTAAAATCAGAAATTAAAAAAATGTCAAAAAAAATTGATGTGCTGGAACAAAAACTATCCAAACACATTGTTTTCATAGAACAAGTTTATGCCCCGTTGCAAAAAAGCATTGATAAATTTAAGAGGTTTTTCAAATAATGGCTGAATATACATTCGACGTACAGAAACTTTACATAGAGATGCTGTTGGCAGATGCTGAATCATTTGCAAGGGCACAGAACATATTCAAGCCTGAATCATTCGATCGTAAATTACAACCAATAGCCAAGTTTGTCAAAGACTACATGGATGAATACAAAGTCATGCCTGACGTCGAACAGGTGAACGCAAAACACGATATCAAACTGAAGTCAGCAAAGGATTTAGATCCAAGTCACTTCAATTGGTTGTTGGACGAATTTGAAACATTTTCAAGACACAAGGCTCTGGAACATGCAATACTCCAATCTGCAGACTTATTAGAAAAGGGTGATTATGCTCCAGTGGAAGATATGGTCAAAGACGCAGTCAATGTTGGCCTTACACGTGATCTTGGTACAGACTACTTTGAGGATCCGAAAGGAAGACTAGAGGCACTCAAGGCAAACAACGGGCAGATCAGCACTGGCTGGGCTAACCTAGACAAGAAACTATTCGGTGGATTTAACCGAGGAGAACTAAACATCTTTGCAGGTGGATCAGGCGCAGGTAAGAGTTTGTTCTTACAAAATCTTGCGGTAAACTGGGCACAGGTTGGTCTGAACGTTTGTTACATATCTTTCGAGTTGAGTGAACAACTTACTGCGATGAGGTTGGACGCTATGATGACAAACATTCCAACAAAGAAAGTATTTCCTGAGATTGACAATGTAGAAATGAAAGTAAAGATGTTGGCAAAGAAATCAGGTACCTTGCAAATAAAATATTTGCCAAGTGGTAGTAACGTGTTAGATGTAAGGACATACTTGAAAGAATTAGAACTAAAGAACAAAAAGAAAATTGACTGTATACTGATTGACTATTTAGACCTAATGATGCCAAAAAGTAAGAGAATATCGCCAGCGGACTTGTTTATAAAAGACAAGTACGTGTCTGAAGAATTGAGAAACTTGGTTGTAGAGAAACAATGCGTATTGGCAACTGCTTCGCAATTGAACAGAGCATCTGTTGAAGAAATTGAATTTGATCATTCGCACATCTCAGGCGGACTATCTAAAATACAAACAGCGGATAACGTTATAGGTATATTCACAAGTAGGGCTATGAAAGAGCGTGGGAGATATCAAATACAGTTCATGAAAACAAGGAGTTCAAGTGGTGTAGGCCAGAAAGTTGACTTGGAGTTTGACGTGGACAGTTTAAGAATTAGAGACCTGGCAGATGATCCAGAGTACAAACAGTTTGATAAGCAGAGAAGCACAATTTATGATTCTCTGAAACAAACTTCAAAAGTATCATCAGATGGCACGCCTAAAGATGCAAGGAACGAAGTGCCCGACCCACGTAAGGGAGATACAGTAGGCAAAGTAAAGGCCACTGTTGAAGGTGGTAAACTGAGACAACTTCTAAACGAACTGCACTCAGATGAAGAACAGTAATGACATCAACTACATATACGAGAAGTTAAGCTCTCTATATCCGCACTATTCAAATCGAAAACCCAAGGCAAAGATATATTCAAAAGCCTATACAAGTTTGATAGGCGTCATGTTGTCCGCACAAAGCCAAGACAAGAGAACAGCGATAGCGTGTGATCAACTGTTTGCGTTGGCAGACACACCAGAAGAAATGATAAAACTGTCACAGGATGATATAATCGAAGCAATAAAACCTGCAGGGTTATTCAATGCCAAAAGCAAAAATATTCTTGCCACAAGCAAGATGTTGTTAGAAAAATTCAATGGACAGGTGCCAAGGACACAAAAAGAACTTATGACACTGCCCGGAGTTGGAAGAAAAAGTTCAGACATCGTTATGAGGTTTGTGTTTGGCGAACCGCACATAGCAGTTGACACCCACGTGTTCAGAATGTTGTGGCGTTTGGGTTGGATAGACAGTCTGGACGAAGGCAAGGCATCAATCACAGTGAACAACACAACACCGAGCAAATACAAATACGGTGCTCATATGTGGTTGATTACACATGCAAAAAAAGTTTGCAAATCAAGATCTCCAATCTGTGCACCTTGTGTATTGAGTGCGGCCTGTGACAAAAGAGATATCAATATTCCTAAAAGTAAACTGCGCCAAAATCTACAGTCATAATAATATACGTAGATAAATATATTTGCTCAAGGCAATAACAGGCAAACATAAAAGCATAGGCAAATGAAAGACAAAGAACTAAACGACATAACAAGGCTGTACGATAGATTCATTAGGCAATGTCCAGGCACAGAAGAATACACGCATAGGCTAGCCGAGGAAACTCGCATCATCCTTCAACTACGTTTCGTAGACTACTTCATCCAAATATGTGACATCATTGCAATGACACGAGACATACCACACATGACACGTGGTAGTGCTGGTTCGTCATTGGTCTGTTACCTACTGGGCATAACAGATGTGGACCCAGTGGAGTGGGACATACCCGTGGCAAGATTCCTCAATCCCAATCGAGACGACCTACCTGATGTTGATATAGATTTCCCCCATCACAAGCAGGATGAGGTCATGCAGAGGATCTTCAAGAAGTGGCCCGGACGCAGTGCTAGGATATCTAACTACGTGCTCTATCAAGATAAATCAGCAAGGCGTGAGGCGGCCAAAAGACTTGGTGCCAAAGGTAACCTACCCCGCAGGTTCACATATGATTCACTAGGTATCGATAGCAAAGAGGCCAAGAGAATCGAAAACAAATTGAAAGGCAAGAAAAGATGCATATCAAAACACTGCGGAGGAATACTGATGTTTCAAAGACAACTACCAAAAAGCCTGTTCACGGCGGAGAATCAAATACTACTAGACAAGAACGAAGTGGAGGACCTGGAACACCTGAAGGTGGACATTTTAGCCAATCGTGGTTTGTCACAACTCATAGAGATAGATCCAACCATGAAACTGACCGACTACCCGGAGGAAGATGCCGCTACCTCGGACCTTTTGTGCCGCGGAGACGTGTTGGGAGTGACACAGGCAGAGAGCCCGGCCATGAGGAGGTTGTTCAGAGCAATACAACCAAAAGGTAGGCGTGACTGTGTGTTTGGCACAGCATTGATAAGGCCAGTTGCCATATCCGGACGTAAGAAGGCAACCATGTTCCATGACTGGAGCAAGGAGCGTATGAGTGACACCATAGTGTATGAGGACGATGCCATAGACAGGATATCAGAAGTGCTAGGAATAGACAAGTACGAAGCGGACATGTACAGGAGAGCATTTGCTAAAAAGAACGAAGAGAAGATCATGGAGTTCATATCGAGGTTAGGCAATCATCCACGCAAAGACGAAATAATAACAATGCTACAATCATTATCTGGTTTTGGTTTGTGTAGAGCTCATGCTGTGAATCTAGGGAGACTGATATGGGCACTTGCATATCAGAAAGCACACAACCCAGAAAAGTTCTGGAAGTCGTGTCTAAAACACTGCCAAGGTTCCTACAAGCGTTGGGTGTACAGGACTGAAGCAAAACGTGTTGGAATAGAAGTTGTGACACCAAGTAAGTCAGACAAATGGGACACGCCGGAGTTTCAATATAGGAAGTACGGCTGGTGGAGTCAGAATGATTTCATGCCAGGAATGTATGTGAAAGAATTGTACATGGACAAAGTGGAGTTTGCCGGGATGATAGCCAACGGCAGAGTTTTCCGCGGGGACAAAGGAAGATACGTAACGTTTTTGACGTTAGGGGTAGGCAACGGACAGTACATAGATGTAACAATAAAGAAAGCATTCGCCTACAGTGATCATGATGTAGTTTGGGGACAAGGAACAATAAAACATTCTAATAATTCAGACTATGTCGAATGCTACGACTCCAAAGGATTCAGACTAGAAAAATTTATCCATAACTAACGTAATCATGCAAAGGTGTAGAGATTTCGAAAAAACATTTACGTTAGTTCCTGAGTCATGGCACAGATGCCACCAATATGCTGTTAGTGATAAACTTATGCCAACCCTTAAAAATGTTTGGAGTTTTGGCATCAGCAAAGAATGTAAGATGGAGGAATCAATCAGGAAACACAACAAGCAGACAAAAATAAACACATGGGATCCAACTCCTATCAGTCAAGCAACGATAGACAAAGCAAACAGTAGAAGTGCCAACATAACTCACACGAACAAGGCATATGATCCAAAATATAAGGCACTGACTTTTTACACAACAGATCCTACAAAACGATGTTACAGTTTGGAAAATTTTGATCCAGAGAATTTAGTGCATTCCTATTCCGTCGCCTGCACCAGCATCAAAGAAATTTCGGAAACTCTGGGAAACGATGTTGACCTAATAAAATTTGACATAGAGGGTCGATGGTATGAGATATGCAATGAAATCTTAGATTTACGTATTGCAGTAAAACAGGTTGTGGGTGAGTTCGAAATGTACATGGGAGACACCGACACGGAGTTCAAAAAATTAGAATCAATAATTGAAAAGTTTGAATCAAAGGGCTATCAAACTTACTGTAATCGATTATTAGCAGAAACTAATTCAGGGCACATACCCAACAATCCGTGTGTTGAACTTGCGTTCATCAAAACTTAAAATGGCAAAAAGTATCAAACAAGTAAAAACTAAAAAAGCCATCCTCGACTCGCTGTTGCGAAAACTAAAATCATATAGGAAAATAGACCAAGAAGAAAAAAACTTGTTGCAGGATTTTATCAACTTGGATCCTATATTTGCTGGACGACTAGATAAATTTGATTTCAGTGGCACAAGAGAAAAATGGATACAATTTCATGCAGAATACAATTTTAAGATAGACACAGGACACTGGATGGAGTTTGGAGTAAGAGAAGGATCAACGATAGAACAGTTTTTGAAATACAATCCGACTGCACACATTCACGGCTTCGATTCATGGGAAGGACTTCCGGAGGCATGGGACGTTGGAAATAAAGTATACCAACCAGGTGACATGGCAGTACCAATGCCTAAGTTTGATGAAAGAGTTGAACTTTGGAAAGGCTGGTTTGAAGATACAATAGATCCATGGAAAACTAAACACCATGGACACATTCAACTTCTACACGTCGACGGCGACCTTTATTCATCTGCAAAGACTGTGCTTACAAAACTCAATGATAGAATTATTCCCGGCACAGTGATTATATTTGATGAGATAGCAAACTGGAGATTGGCAGGAAAGATGAGCGAATGGTGTGATGGCGAATGGTTGGCTTTGTTAGAATGGACGAAGGATTTTAATCGCGAATACAAACCTTTAGCACGTAGTTGCCTAAACCAAGCCAGTATTGAAATTTTAAAGTAGGCTATTCTGTCTAACAAAAAGATTTAATTCATCTGCCCATCTATGATGCCCAGTTTCGTTTGGGTGTCCGTCGTTTGCAGATTTGGTCCATCCGTTTTTGGCCACAAACTCAAAATGGCTTTGAAAGTAATCTTTATTATTAACCTTTACCTTGTGGTCCGCTGACGACCTATTGTTTAATTGCATTTGCACGTTTTCTTTAGCATAGGCACTAGTCTCAAAGTTATAAAAATGTTTTCTATCTATCTGATCTTTAAGTAATTTTAAGTCCGGTCTAGGCTTACCGTCAACTTCGCTTTCTGGAAGATCATTTGTAAGTGCATGATAAAAAACGTATGGTATGTTATGAAATTTTAGGAAATACTGTAATGATAAGATATTAGTGTATAGTTTCACAGCACTGGCCAGCTCTATATCAAAATCCTTGTCTCGCATAAAAAAATCATGATGTGGCAACTGCCATGTACCCCATTGAAAATCAAATTTTAACAATTCACCTTTGATGCCTCCTTGCTTTTCTTTTGGTGTGGCCATACTGCTGACATAGTCCCACCTGTATCCAGTGGTCCATCCTATGCTAACAAAAGTGTCTTTGATCTTATCTGGATTCTTGAAAAACCAATGCATGGTTGTGTTTACTATCCTGTCATTACCCCTACCACCCTTTGCGAGATTGATCGTAGGCTCCTGTATTTCCAAAAGTTTCCCTAGTGTCTGATGGCAACTGCCGTACGTCTTTTTTGTACTAAAACTACAACCGTTACTTAGATGATATTTCATATACTATTACTTACGTGTTCCCAACATTCGCCCGATTCAAATTCCTCAATACTCCATTGGCAGTGTGCAATTTTGTTTGCCCATGCCGACTTATCGCCGCGATACGGATTTTCAATCTCATGTATCTCTTTACTGCTCACTTCATATGCCATACTACCTGTGTCGCAGGCTATATTGGGTATGCCCTGTAACACTGCATCTATTCCAGAACCTGAGGTATAGGTCACTGTGCACCAGGCTTTTTGTAATTGCTCCTGTATGGGCATGAAGCCTTCTTTCAAAAGATCTGTCTCTTGCCAATGCACGTCCGCAACTTTTAAAATTTTTTCCTGTAGTTGTTTGTGTAGCGTGGACTTTCTGTATAAAGGATGAGGCCTTACAATAATTTTCATGTCAGTGTGTTTCCGTATTTCGTGTAATGTGTTCTCTGTCCAATCGAAAACATCAGTACCCCTCATGCTGGCGTCACCGACTTTTTGCATACACAGTAAAACGTAATCTCCGGAGGACTTCCATTCAACATTTGGGTCATAGCCGTTTCTTTCAAACACCTTTTTTGATCTATCCTCAGTAATATGTTCGAATCCCCAACGGGCATCATCCCAAAGGAAACCGTTCACACCTACTCTAAATTCATTGTGGAATGCTGTTGTTATTGGCCTGCCTATTAGTTGCGTTTCCAATTGTACGTAGGGCATACCACTTTCAATGATTTTGCCTTTTCCTCTGTGTGCTGGCTTGCCTCGTTCTTTCTTGTAACTGCCGAAGATAACGGCACAATCGTATCTGTTTGCCTGGTGACTATCCACCATTTCGCCACCACAACCTTTGGCAAACGATTGCATATAGTTCAAATAGTGTTCGTTGTTGGCTGTGTCCTTGATTACCGCTACTCGCATGGAGTATTTACGTAGCGAAGCGAAAGCGTAAATTTTACCAAGTATGCGTTCTTTAGAAGTTACGCGACAGCGTAAAAGCGTAAAGCCGACCTGACCTGGACGATAATTAACAGTAGCAATGGGAGTAAGACGATGGGTATCCACTACGATTACAAGAGCACCAGAGGTGCCAAGAAGATGCAGAAGCAACAGCAACGTGAGGAGCGTAGGCGCAGGAAGAAGACACAGCCGGCAACTACGCCACGACAGGACGAGACTCGACCCTTGACCCTTGACATGATAACTGATCCAGACAGATGATAAACCGCAGACTGTTTGACCACTACGGCATCGACACGAGCAAGGACCTGCGTATCAAGAACAGGTGTGCGAGGCCCTACGACACGGTGCTGATAGACAAACAAGGCAGTTGCTACGCCTGTGAATGCACCGCGTGGTTACCACAGAGCATAGGCAACCTACAGATCAAGAGCCTGGCGGAGATAGTGGGTTCGGCGATGCACCGCCACCTGCAGGGTTCCATCGCGGATGGCACCTATCGCTACTGTAACAACAGCCAGTGCACCTACATCAAGAAGAACGTATTCGAGCAGGACTCCGGGGGCATCAGGCACCTGAGACTGGCCATAGACGACAGTTGCAACCTCAGGTGTCCCAGTTGCCGTAAGAACCTCATATTCCACAAAGATGGCTCAGCACACAGGCTGGGCATCAGACTGGCGGACAGGATAAACGAGTGGCTGTACCACCATGATGGACCCATACAGGTGCACATCGGATCCGACGGTGATCCGTTCGCATCTCACGTGTACAGGCACTTCATGGAGCAGACCCCGGAGCGTGACAACATCAAGTATTCCATACTGACCAACGCACTGATGTTCAATGAGTTCCACACGCGGGTTCCCTACGTGATGAAGAACCTCAACGAGCTGGGAGTCAGCATAGACGGTGCCAGCAAGGACACCTACGAAAAACTGCGGCTCGGTGGTAGGTGGGACAAGATCAACGATAACCTGACCAGCATCGCCGATGCCAAACGCAGACACGGATTCAAGTTCATACTGTACTTCGTGGTGCAGAAGGACAACCATCATGAGATGGACGACATGCTGGCCCTGGGCGAACGCTACGGCGCCGACCGAGTCAACTTTTCTCTGATAGAGGACTGGGGAGTCTTACCCGACTTCAAGTCCAAACTGCCTCCATTGGAGGACCCTGCGTTCAAAGAGATGTTGGAAAGGTGCACCAGATCAGAACTGGGCAACACCTGGATGCATCGCTAGTTCGCGACTGTGTTGTAGATCTTCATTATTTCCTTGAGAGTGTCTTGAGACACGGACTTAGGTGCACAGGTGCCACACACGCACTTTGTCTGGGCACAGATCAAAGTTGGAAGTTCCCGTTGTGTCCTCATCTTTTCTATGTAGTCGGGCATGGTGTTTATGTCCGCGATTGGTCCTGTTGTGCCATCTAACTTGACCCTGCAGTCCTTGTTGGTGAAGTACTGCCCAGTAACATTGTTGCCGAACAGGAAAAATTGATTTGCGGAACAGTGCCAACCCTTGAATCCATCTGGTCCACGTGGCACCAGCGTGTTGGTCTTTCGCAGTTGCCTGTCGAAACACATCTTACGTCCGCCACAACAGGCCCTGGTCTGCCGATTGGCTGTTGTGTCATGTTTCCAACCCATCAGCTCTACTGGGTCAATAAATTCTCCCAGGTCTGTGAGGTGCTGTTTGCTGTACATTCCCAAAGTCCCGTCCAGCAATCTTGGCCTGGCGTTGACTCCTTTTTCCTTTGCCCATCGCAAGAACTCTATGCAATCTTTCCAGTGATCAGCGTGGGGATACATGCAGACTATGGTGTCGTGTTCCTTTTTGATCTCACCGAGATAAAGAAGATTGTTCCTGAACATTTTTTTCAATTTTTCAGCACCCTGGCTGTGATAACTCATTGTGATTCCCTCCACGTGTTCGCAGATGAGTCTCCAAGACTTCTCTGTGGCTGTGCCGTTAGTTGTGAGTCTTCTTTTGAGTTTCCAATTATCTTTGTACTGTTCGTATCTTCTAGAAGAATGTACCATGAGTTCTATTATGTGGGGATGATAGATGACTTCGCCTCCTAACATCTGCATAATGACTTCTTTAGATGCCTGTTTCTTGTGAGACATCACAACATCAATGTACTCGTACATCTGGTCGAGCATGAGCAAAGATTGTTTGACGCTAGGGTGTGGGATCGAGTTGTCGTGTCCTGTTGGTCCTATTGGACAGTAGGCACAGTCGTAATTACATTTCAAAGTCACTAGCCAGTCTACCAGCAAACTCATTCTTTGGTTGGGATGATATGCAGGTTCAATTGTTTGTATGGACATCACCAATATTTAACTTTTGAAATTTTACCTATCATTTTTGCTGGCCGTAAATATGAGCATGTCGAAACGTTACAATGGCCATATGAATGAAAAGTGTCAAGTTGTCAGCATATTCGGAACCTACGTTTATCCCATCCACGGCGCCGGATACAAGACTCTGTTCGACGAAGCAGATATGACGTTCACGAATCATGAACTTAGAGCATGTCCTACGATAACTGTGCTTCTTCAAGATCCTTTTAAAAGATTCAAGACAAGTGTGCATTCATACTGTGAGCAACACAAAAAGGGAATACAAGAAGTGTATGAAAAAATAAAATCGGGCAAACTAGTGGACAAAACTTGGTCGCCACAATACGTTTGGCTGGTTCACCTTCACAAACACTACAGAGGGCCTGTGCATCTAAAATCTTTAACTGAAATAAATCACATCACACGTCGAGATCAAGAGCAAAAGTACACTCAGGCCGACGTGGAACCTATAGACAGTATCGTCAAGGTGGACAAGCATTTGATGAGATACATCAATAAAACAGTCGACTTGACTGAACTTGTTAGGCGATACAATGCTTTTCTATTTTAATTTAGTTCCAAACTTTTCCAAGAACAGTTGAGCGAAACGCTTGTGATGTTCAACACCATAGTGTAATCCATCGCTGGCCAGATTTGGTTTCTCGAACTGTTGTCTTTGTTCCCTGCTATCCCAGTATGGCCAACAATTCTTCACCGTGTAATCTTTAAGCACATTTAGATCGGGTATCTCATGATGATAGGAATCATGGGCAAAGCAATGAAAAGTTTTACAATTATTTTTTTCAGCATATTTTTCAAGTAGAAAAACATTCTTTAAAAAGTTGTTCTTGTCGGTCTCGGTGTTCTCGTATTTCAAGTATTCGTCACCTCCGGTGATACTCTGTGCGTAGGAATCAAGTTTCTCTCTCCTACTCCATATCGGCCAACACACAATTATTATTCTGGGATCTATGAGTTTTTCACATCCGTACAGTATCCTTACAACCTTGTCCGCACTTGCTCCAGGCTGTGCGAGATTCCAATACCGCAAACGTCCAGTGTTGTGTTGCGAAAGGTGTGCAACCCAGTGTGTGTCCTCGTGTCCTACTCCATAGGTGTGACTACATCCAAGCACAACCACATTCTTCTTTCCCGAAGGCATTGGATCCCAACTTGGACACCTGTAGCCAAACGCTGACTCGGGCAAACCTTTATCTGTGTAATATCCGTGTTTCATTTTACTTTGGCAAGTTTCTTGTTCAATAGATGTTGGATGTATAACTCCATAAAGCCCATCCTACCTTTGTTTCCAAACATGCTAGGGTACTTCATTCTACCCAACATCAAAAATTTCTCGTCAGCAAATAGATCAAGCCTGTTCCTTTTGTATCTAAATTCTAACGCCTTGTTTTTCCATAGATACTTAACGAGTTTGGATTCATCTAGAAACATTTGCTCGGCCAGTTTTGGAGGAATGTTTTCTTTGAATTTCTTTAGTTTAATCGAATAGAATTTCTTCACGTGTCTATTTACTGGCGTTTGGTGTGCCCGGCAGGATTCGAACCTGCGACCCCAAGTTTAGGAAACTCGTATTCTATCCAACTGAACTACGGGCACGAGTTGGCGGTCCCTAGGGGAATCGAACCCCTCTTTCGAGGATGAAAACCACGTGTCCTAACCGATAGACGAAGGGACCTTATATGGTGGAGGATAGGAGAGTCGAACTCCTGACTCATCCATGCCATGGATGCGTGATCCCACTTCACCAATCCCCCAAATCCACCAATCACATGCAAGGCCAATGACTTTTTTGGTGTTTTTGGTAAACTTGGCATAATTGGTGTTTGTGGTGCCGCTTCACGGATTCGAACCGCGGACCTACTGATTACAAATCAGTTGCTCTACCGGCTGAGCTAAAGCGGCGTCACAGTTATTATACTACACTATAAAACGCCTGTAGTCTACCTGTTAAACGCACACAGAAGCACGTACACGCATGGTAAAGCCCGAGTTGGATTAACTGTGTGTTACTGTTTTCTCATACCGTTAAACACGGTGGTTTTCAGTTTGCTGTTGTCCTTGTCGACAGACTTGAATGTGTCAAAGTCAATGCCAAGTTTTTCCAACAGTTTGGTCATTGCCTTCACGTCTTTTGGTAAACACATACCGCCATAACCTTTGAGGTTTTCGTTGACGTCCAGATAGGTGTCTTTGCATCTACCAAATTTTACAAATGCGTCTTTCACTGTCGTGTAGTCACAGTCTAGTTTGCCACACACCTCGGCCATTATATTGGCAAATATTATTTTGTATGCGGCGAACACATTGTTATAGTATTTCAATATCTCTGCTTCTGTCGGTTTCAATCTCACTGAGTCCTTAGGGTAATGTCCGTGTGCTTCTACCAACTTTTCGAAAACAAACTTGTCGTGTGTGCCTACAGCCAACAAGTTATGGTTGTGTATGAAGTCGTCCACTGCACAACGCTCTCTCAAAAATTCTGGAACAAAACATAAGGTTAGGTTATTGAATTCGTTGATTGCCTGTTGTGTGAAACCACATTCTACCGTGCTTTTGATTGCCACAATGCCTTTGTATTCATAAGCAGACAATTCTTTAAGGACACTTGTGATAATGGTTGTATCACAACTACCATCATCGCTTTGAGGAGTGGGCACACACAGGAATACAATCTCACTTGGCAGTATGTCTTTTATTGTGCTGTTCAACTTGAGGTCATGACAAAAAACCTCATGTCCTAGTTTCTCAAATCCTGTGTTTATTGCCGAACCCACGACGCCTAATCCAATTATTCCTATCTTCATTACCAGTATGCCTCCACTGTCTTCTCCATGCCGGCACGAAGGCTGGTGTAATTTTCAAATCCTGTCAGTTCCCTAACCTGTTTTGTGTTGGGACATCTCCTAGTAACAGATCCCCTAGGGCCGTCTCGTATTTCTAATAGTGTTGGATCAACTCCCATGATGTCCATTATACATTTCGCAACGTCCTCTATCTTTATCTCTTCCTGTTTGCCAACATTCACTATCTTGTCATTGGCTTTCAAAACCAGATCATGAGTCATGGCGATTGCATCGTCCACATAACAGAAACTCCGTGTGTCGTTGCCCTTGATGTAGTACTCACCTTGCTTTGCTCTCTCAACAAATTCACTGATGAAGTGATCCCGTTGTCCAGGACCATACACATTGAAATATCTTATGATCAACCAATGTGTAGAGAGATTTGATATCAAATTTTCACCCAGTGCTTTCGGAATGCTGTAACTCCATCTCGCATTCGTTATGTCGTCAAACATAATAGGAACTTGTTCGTCGGTTGGCACATCATAAAAACCTTTATCCACTGCACCATTGAATATTTCACACGTGCTGGTGAAAACTATTTTTGTGGGTGTATGCTTGTACCTATCAACTATGTGCATGGTAGGTAATGTGTTGTTCATTGTTACTTCGGTCGGTGTTTCATAGAAAAGTCTTGTGCCGTTTGTTGCCGCCATGTGTACAACAATGTCACAGTCTGGCATGTTGTCCACAACAGACTTGTCTTTTAGATCCTGTCCGTCTGCAAGATCATAAGTTGTTACCTCATGCTTGTCTTTGATGTGATCTAAGTAATGCCGACCAATAAATCCTTTGTGACCTGTCAGGACTATTCTCATTTCCAATACTCCTGTTCGGTTCTCTCTGCTTTAACTTTGTCTTTGAAATCCTCGATGTTGCTTCGTCCTTTGGCTTTCCTTTCGTCGCCCTTGAGGTGATCCATGAAGGTTCCCAACATAGTGTTCACAAAAGGATGTCGCTTTCCCAGTCCTCCTGGTCCTGTGATATCGTTGCTCTTTGCTACGTGGGTTTGTTCAGTGATCCTACGAGCAGTGTCGTATGTGAAACAATCCACTTGATACTCGAGATCGAATACCTTTCCTGTGGTATATAGATCCTCAAACACGTCCGCGAAGTTTCTTGTGTTTGGATGTTTTAGATTGTACATTATGAATCCAGTTTCCGTGAACGGCAGTTTCTTGTTGTTGGGCCTTCCTATGTAGGCTGTAAAAATGTCATCCGGTAAGAGATCCATGAGCTTTGAGACAGGCGGTTCAGCAAAGGTCACTGTGTCTGCATCTAAGAATATAAGTGTGTCTGCCTCTGAATTTTTAATCCTGTGGCATTGAGCGAAAACCTTGTAGCAAAATTTTATCGCATCGTATTTGAAATCTCTCACTCCGTGCCTGATACCGTTGTTGTAATCATTGTTGTGCGACGCCACAAAGTTTCTTGCTTGTGGACATACCGCAAATATGTCATGCTCAATCACACGTGGGTCATTCAGTCCTGTGCTTACGTTTTCACAGTAGAGATGTATCTTTATATCGGCGGGCCAGTATTGTAGAAATGTCTCCACCATGCGTTTACCATACTGTTCCCATCCTGGCTTGTGGAATGTTGTTAGGACTTCGATCATCGCGAATATTTAAGTACGGTATTATAATAGGCTAATATTTCCACTAGCTATGTAATATTAGTATATCTGGTATGTTGACAATGCATAAATAAAAGTTTAAACTATACTAAAGGAGAGATTGTCATGAGAGATGTTAATTCTTTACTTGCTTATGCAAAACAGATGCAAAAAAAAGCCAAAGAGGCTTTGCTTAATAAATCCATGCGTAAAGAAGTGAACGTGGGTGCAAACGGCACACAAAGTTACATCATTAAGAATGGTCCTAACGCAGGTATGGTGGCCCAAAAAGATAAGTTTCAATAAAACAACACCAGATTATTTTAAATTTCCTTGGTGTAAATATTTCGTATGACCAAAGAGTTTGAAAGATATCTAATCGTAATACTGCTTCTGATCCTTATTGGATTAAGTGGGTGCGTATCAAAACAAAAGCCAATGGAAACCAAAGAGCCAAAGGCTACCACAACAATTGACACAATAGGGAAACTGGATGCAATAAGCAACGTGCTAGGATGCCTGTTCGATCCAACGCCTTGCCAAAAAGCAAATAAAAAATTACAAGAGGAACTAGACAATGGCGATTCCAAATAATTTTAAAGTAACAACAGCGATAGGCGAAACTGATAATTTCATAGGAGCCGATATCAGTTTCTATCATATCACTCTTAAAGACAACGGTGCATCCGCGGTGGACGTAAGGACAGAACTGGGCTTTGACGAGGCAGTACATAATGTCATACGTGCAGTGCTGGACAGAGGCACAATAGTGCATCAGAGGATAGACAATGCAAACTCCGGCAGAATTGACATAGCCATGGAGAGGGCGGGTTGGACAGCGGCCACTTTACAGACCGCTATACGTGATCTAGGCGCAACTGTTGGTGTTAACGATGTGGATCTACGTGGCACTGTGGTAACAGAAACCGAGCTAAAACTAGACGCAAGTTAAAATAAATACAACTAGTCAAGGAGGACAAACATGTTTATAACAATTGGATTCATAGTTGGTTTCATCGCAGGATGGTGGGTCAACGAAAAAGTAGAAAACTTAGGAGAAAAGATTAATCCATTAAAATGGTTTAAGAAAAAATAATATGTTCAAGAAATTAAAAATGCCAAAGATCAAGATGCCTAACGTTGTAGGCAACGTTAAAGCGTTAAGCAAAAAGATCGGTGAGGAAGTCAAGGGTTCAACAAAAGGTGCTGTCAAAAGCGTTAAAGGTTTGAATCCATTTAAAAAATAATGATAGAGGGTTTGGTATGTTCAGATACATCAGACGATGGTTCGAGAGATACAAGCAGTTTACTTTTGATTCCTATGATCCACCAAAACCCACTATCTATAAATTAGGCAACAAGAAGTACGTTAAAGTAAAACGCCTAAGGACTTCATCAAAGTCAAAAGGTCCATATCTCAAATAATCAGTTTACTATTTGTAAATTTTGTAAATTTAAATTTACAAAAGATTTACACCGTTTACAACGTACGACTAGGTTTTTACGGTTTTTCGTGTATAATTTACAATAAGTAAATTTACAAACTTTAATTTACAAAAGGAAACAAACAATGTACGCAGACAAAAAGAAAAGCAAAAAAATTTATGTAGAAAGCAAATGTGTTTCTCGTGACGACTGTTGTTGGGATGAAACACCTGATACGGATATCGTTACTGTAAATGAAGAGTCCCATGAGCAGTGGCCAGAACATTGGAAGGTTATACAGTAATGTGGCCCTACACCGACGAAGAGGCAGACTTCCTGTCATTTCCAAAAAGGGAACAGGGTCCAAAGCAATGGGATCAGTCGGGTTGGTATTGGGAGAGATACAAGGACAAGTGTTTGAATGAACTGGCTCCCCTAGAAGATCTCACAGAAACTGAACAGCCGTTTAGACAAGCGGCCTAGAATAGACCGCTGTGTCTCAAATATTAATTGAATGTTTTTTGTGATCCAAAGAATCTAGCGATCCTTGTGTATAACTTGGACACCCATTCTGGTCTAGGCACTGCCCATGTCACTGCAATCGCACTGATAAGCAATCCCAATTCCATTAATTCATGTAGTAAAAAACTCATGTGTTTCTCCTTTGTTGCAAATAGTAATTATTCGTAACTAGAATGTCAAGCCTTAAAATTGGTTAACCAATTTAAAGTGTGAATTGACTGCACCAACTCAGGAGTAATCTTGTTGAACATCTTGATAATTTCCATGTTGGCTCTCCAGTAAATCTGTTGTGCTAGGTTTTTTTCAGCTCGATATGACTCCTGTGCTTTTTTACATTGTCCCAAGATGTATTCCTTTGTTTCTTCATCTGGAGTGTAAAATTTCTCCGTACACGGCACGTGTTTGACCATGGGAATTATTTCATCTGATGCCCACTCGGCTATCTGCCTTTTTAGCCATCCCACCCCCATGAGATCTTTTAACTGTTCATGATCACAACTTTCATTGTCAATCCTGTGCCACGTTTCGAACCAATCTTTTGAAGTGGCCGGTGAACAGATCTTTTTCTTGAACATTTGGAACAACAGATCATCCTCCCACCGGTGTATGACCTGTTTGCCCAGTGAAGGATCTATTTTTTCTTTCCATTCGTGTCCCATGTTGCCCAACTTGTATCCGTAGTCTGTGATGTGAGAAAAATTTGTTCCTGTACCACGTAGGTAAATCAACATGTCGTCTGGTATGAATCTAATCCAACTGCTTTGCCTGTGTAAAAGGAGGTCGTCTGTTCCTACTGGTGCCACTATCATGCCGTCAAAAGGGTTATCCCTGAGATACATACTTGCAGGCGGCTGTGTCATTAAACTTATACAAGGCATGTCATACTGATCGGCGGCACAATATTGCCTTATCATCGCATGTGTGTTATAGTCTGTTTCGTTGAAATCAACCACGTGGTTTTTAACACCAAGTACTTTGGTCATTTTAATAGCATTCGATTCAGTTATATTGGACATGTATCCTCGCCATGGATCTCCCCTCACCACGAAACTTTCAAAATCCACTTTGTTCTTGACCAACCATGCCAGGGTTAGAGTGCTGTCTACGCCACCGCTGAGCCCCACAGCGACCCTTTTATTTTGATTAACTATCTTCTGCATTTGTTTGTCAAACTTCTTTAATGCGTATGCTTTGTATTCATCGAGTGTAATTTTGAAACTGATATCAACCTGATGTGTCTCACACTCGATATTTTCAGCTTTTTTGGTTTTGAGAAAATCACCAGCTTCATTGGTGTGATTTTGCTTTCTTGGGTCGAAGGTGACGTCTTTGTAAGGATCTATGGTCTTCCAAGCCGCTATCATGTCTGCTATGCTTTTGCATTCTTTTTGATCATGGTGCCATGTCCATGGCCAGAAATCAAACTCGGGATCGGTAATAAACATTACCCATATTTACAGGTCACAGAGTTGCCAGGCTATTTTTCCGGAGTGTCTACTTTTTTTACTTGTTTCTTGCCGTGTTGGTATCCCATGTGATATGCCACAGCAATGAAAGTGGCGATCAATAACGTATGCCAAATGTAGAACATACTGTTAATTATTACTCTTTGTCGTCTTCTGCTCTGTTTGTGATCACCTTGTCGGCCAGTCCGTACTCGACGGCTTCCGCGGGAGTCATGAACTTGTCACGCTCCATGTCGTCTTTCAGTTTCTGCAAGGGTTGACCTGTTGTCTGCTCGTATATCTCTGTGAGCTCTTTCTTCCAACGCAACAGTTCGTTGGCTCTTATCTCCACGTCTGTGGCCTGTCCACTCGCACCGCCCAGTGGCTGGTGTATCATGTGTCGTGCGTGTGGCAACATCAGTCGCTTGCCTTTGGCACCCGCTGACGCAAGGAGTGAGCCCATGCTACATGCCTGGCCCACCACTATGGTCTGTATGTCTGACTTCACATACTGCATGGTGTCGTATATCGCCATGCCTGCCGTTACCAGTCCGCCCGGCGAATTGATATACAGTGTGATATCCTTCTGGGCATCCTGTGACTCCAGGAACAACAGTTGAGCACACAACACACTCGCGGTGTTCTCTCCTATCGGACCTTCCAACATGATTATCCTGTCCTTGAGCAGTCTAGAGAATATGTCATACGATCTCTCGCCCTTGGATGTCTGTTCTATCACTATTGGTGTAAGTGGCATAGTGTTATAATACACTATAACCCGCGATAGGTCAACCTTGCAAATGTGCTGTTATAACCGACTAGATGTGTGCGAACAGGCCCATCGCCACCATGAACGCCACGAACACCCAGCAGTCCACTGCGTGTCGCTCTATTGCGTTGTATCTCTTGTCCGACATTACAGTTGCACCGGCACCACGTACTCTTTGCCGTCCACTTCTATGGTAGTTTTAATGCCCCAGGCACGTGTGGGGTTGACGAACCAGTTCGCCTCCGTGTGTTCAACTTTGCGTTGCTTGTTGGTGTTGGATTTCTTGTACTTCTTGGCTGTGCTCAACCATTCGTTCTCTTGATCTGTGTATATCATTTGTTCCTTTGTTTTGCTTTATTTTATCTGATTTGGTCGGTGAAAACTAGTGCTGTCTGCACATAGGTGCCATGCACGATGGCGCCAGGATCTGATCCCCTCTCGCTTCACAGATCCTGTACATGCCACGTATCGTTACATCTGTAATTATACAATCCTGGCGGTGGTATTGCTACCGTTATTTTTCCTGCGTGTAAATTTTTACAACTGCCGGTTGTTACTCTGTGGGGTACTCGCCACCGACCTTCTTCAGCATACGTATGGCCTCCAACAGGTACTCCTCGCACTTGGTGGTGTTGCCCGTCACACGCATCTCCACTCCCTTGTCTCGCCACTGCTGTGATTCAGTGAACAGGGGTGCGTCCGAACGCTTGGCCTCGAAGTTCTGGTAGTGTATCATCTCGTCTGTGCATGAGCCGTTGCCCGATGAGTGTCCAGACTGTGCTGGCACTGTGAGGCACATCAGCAATATAAAACTCAACAGTATTCCTATCGATCTCATAATGTACTATTTATTTTTCCGCTGTGCAAATTTTTTGAATCTCAGGTACAGCGCCTCGTGGGGTTTTTGGCCCGCCCTGTAACTGCTGACCAGTCCCATTATGACGCCGGGCACTGTGAATATCAGTATGATTATGACAGCGGTTTTCATATGATCAGGGTGCCGTGTATCTTGCCCAGGATCAGGCTGATCGCTATCGCTGACGCAAATATGCCTGCTATGATCCAGAACAGGTCCATTATCTCAATGCCCATATCCCCAATGGTATGGCTATCGCGTAGTAGGTGATGATCATGATCTCCACTACCATACGTAGATGCCAAGATATATGCTGACTGCTATGACCATGACCCAGAATGTTAAGTTAGAACGCATACAAATATATATGCCGTTAATGCTCGGCTTTATCTAGTAGTATTAGTTGATCGATGATTCTCATGATCTCTGACTTGAGATGCTGGATCTCCGCGTACACCACTTCTCGCTGTTCTGGGTTCACATACTCCAACTGCTGTAAGAGTTCCCACATGTTCATGTAACGCATCTGCAGTTCTTCCTTGAGTGAGAACACAGCGAACGTGTTCTCGTGGAATGCCAGGGCACTGGCAGTCATTAGTACAAGTATGAATACGACACGTAACAGCATATGGTTATTTAACGGTCAAGCGACACCGTTTGGAACCTGGGTATGCAGGGGTAATTTTCCTGCTGTCATTTTTTTTATATAGGGGGTATTTTATCATTGCCCTACCAAATCTGCCACCATGCCATAAATTTTACAAGCCGACCGGCCTGACTCAGAAAATCTTTTCGACACCTTGTCGACCGTGTGTGCCACTCTTGATGGTGTCCACGGTTCTCCACCGTTATAGGCTGTTATAATGTGGGCCACCTCCCCCGCACTCAGATCAATTGTGAGTCCCCCGCTCGCGGCGGTAATGATTGGTAAAGGCCTCTGACGACCGGCCCCGACCCAGAATGGAGACATGGTAAGCAATGGTAATGCCACCGCCCACCAAACCAAATCCACCAATGGAATGCGCCACGGATGCGAGAAATATGGTAGGGAATGGTAAACCCAGATTGGCGGCGAGGACCCCGGTCCGTGTGCACCATTACCAACTGTTACCACCGCACCGATAAATAGGTTATATGCTCACTTATTTCACAGCCTATGTGATCGTGCTTGGCCTACTCGGCTATGCCCAATACATCCGCAACAGGTATCTGCGATGAAGACCACACTCAAAACCCTAGCCATAGCCCTAGTGATAGTGATCGCCTGTCTGGTGGTGCATTATGCGATAGGCACATTCTCCTACTAAGGTCTCCACCTCATATTGTTCCAGATCAGCTCATGCCTGCCGAGGTGCCCACCTTGGTCATATGATCCGATATGGCCCAAAACAGACAGCGAAGCGTCAGCGTGGTAATCAAAATTCCTAAGGATGGCAGGCATAGTTCAAATGCTCCATGCTCGTAAACCGCCTAGCGATAAGTATCCGTATCATGCCCACCCAAAGAGAATACGAAAAGCACAACCCAGAAATCAAATCAGATCATCGCCCAGCATGGCGTCCCAGGTTCCTGGACCATTCGGTGCCACAAGAGGGATCTGCCCTCATAGTGAAGACCATCATCGGTGCTCTCGCTCTATATGGCTTATACTCATTAATCTTCTCGTAGTATAGGTTCCGTAGATAAGGGTCAAGGACAATAAAGCAAGGTCGAGGACTAACAGTAGATACATTAGGATAGGGTACGAGGAGAGTCAAAAATCTGCCTTACGCTAGTTTCCTGCGGAAACTTATTGGCATATCTCCGCTTTACCACATCAAGTAAATGTCCTGAAAATTTTTTGCGGACGCATCGTCTTCGACGCGGGTCGCTCCCTCCCTTACCATTACCAACACTAGGCCGCAAGCCTTCCCTTCTTGTAATCACCCGATATCTTGCCCTTGTAGGCATGACAGTTCTTGCATAGGGTCTGAACATTTTCTGGGGTGTTATTGTATCTGTTTCCGTCCTTGTGATCCAGGTCCAATTGTCCACTATCCAATATGGTGCTGGTGCAATCAGGGTTCTCGCAATGGTCTTTCTTGTGAGCCTTTACGCCTGTTTCTAGTGGTGCCTTTCCGTATGATGCATCATGGCATTTCCAACAATAGGGTCTATATCTTTTTGATCCATCGCGATTGGTTCCACTCCATGCCACAAGTCTGTCGCAACCATAGTTGATGCAACTTGGTCTTATCTTTTTCATCTGTTCCTTTCTTTCTTATATTATTACACGGATCACCCACATCTCCTAATGGGTTTTCCATGGTATAAAAAAAAATTAACCAAACTGCTTGTTCGTAAAGTGCTCTTAAATTATAGCACGGATAGGCATGATGTCTACGATGTTTGGTAAAGAAAAACCCCCACTGAACAATTTTCGGCCGTCCAGTGAGGGTATCCATCAAAGGGAGGTCTGATGAATTCTGTCTATAGGGTGTTGCCTGGTCCTCCCGTCAGTAGGACTATCAGTGTGAATACAGTGGCGAACACTATGATTTCTATGCCCATCTATATCGCTCCTATCAGCATGAGTCCACCCAGGTTTCCGATCAGGATCAGTGCTACTATAATGGCTCCCATGATCAGGATCCGTCTGTGCTCTGGTGTGATCATGCTCCCGGCCTCATACAGGTCTGTTCCGCCAGGTGCTGATATCTGTCCGGCGCCATCTTCCAGAGATCTGCTATCTTCAGCACCATCCTCAACGATATCTCTCTCAACTTGTGCTTGTTATCAAATATGAACTGCACCAACTTCGCCTCTTCTTCCTTGCCCATGGCATACTTCTCCAGCATACCTGCACCACAGATCTGTCGGATACGGAGCATACGATCCCTCATGGAATCTATTGTGAGATCCAAGTAATGGCATCTGCTCTGTAGGGCCTGTAGATGGTCCTGCAACTTCTTGGATTTCACATTGTCAAACTTGATGTTCGTGATAAAGATCACACCACCAAAGAACTCAAAACTGTTGGGCATTCCCTCTGCCATCAGTGTCCTGCTCTCCGTGTTCCAGTGTAGGGTTCGCTTCTTGCCTGTGTCCA